TATTTAAGTCTGCTACAACATCGGCTGTACCAAGTATTGACATATCTTCTACAGCAGCGGCAGTTCCAAGCCTGCCTATTTCTGTTGCCTTACCAGCTACAGTTGTAACCTCAGTTGCTTTTGGTACTAATCTATGGAATGTATAGGTATTAAGTGTAGTAGTTGTTTCTACAAGTAATCCGTATCCAGCACTATAAGTTGTGCTATTTGCAGCTCCGTTAATAGTTACCGTAGAGTTTCCTACAGTACCGTTAGAAATAGTAATAACTCCACTACCACTTGAGGTATGGTTAGAAGCTAAAGTAGAAATACTAACTATAGTTCCTGTTCCGTTATTTACGTCAGGGTTAGCATTAGGAAAACTTGTCTCATTAGCTATCGGTACAAAACCACCAACATCATCAACAAGGTCAATTATCCTGTCGTTGATAGCTGCGGTTGTAGCAATAGTTGTGTCGTTGTCTGGAAATGACTCACCATCTTTAATAGTTTCTCCAGTTGAAGCATTGAAGTATCTAGCTTCAGCAGCAGAAGTAGTAAAGAAAGAAGTGTCATTTACACTGTAACCAGACTGCTCACTGTTAGTAACAACAGTTGCACCATTTAATTTATCAGATGTTATAGATCCAGCAGCATAATGCTCGTTATCTAAAGCTCCAGCAGCTATGTGCTCAGAGTTAACAACATCATCTTGTATATTATCTCCGTCTATTATGTCATTAGCTAAATGTACATGGTCAATAGAACCATCTACATAATGCTCAGAGTTAACTGCATTATCAGCTAATTTAGTGCTGTCTATTATATCTGCTTCTAAATGTACACGATCAATAGATCCGTCAGTATAGTGCTCAGAATTGACTGCATTGTCTGCTAGTTTAGTTCCATCAATAGCATCTGCTGCTAGTTTTGCTGTAGTTACTGCACCATTAAGTATTTCAGTAGTTGTAACTGCATTGTCTGCAATTTTGTTTGATGTGACTGCTGAGTTTGCTAAATGAACTTCATCAATAGAGCTATCTACATACTGGTTGCTATCAACTGAGTTAGCTGACATATGTTCAAGATCAATTGAGCCAGCAACATAATGTTCTGAGTCAATCTGATCGTCAGCAATTAACGCATTGGTGATATTATCAGCTTTAATTTTAGCTGTAGTAATAGCTGCATCTCTGATTCGAGGTGTAGTTACAGGTGAATTTTGTTCCTCTTGTAACGCTCTTAATATTTGTAAATTATTATTTGTTAAGTCAGCTGCTTTTAAAGAAGACCCTGCTGTATATGATGCCTTAGCAGCATCTACGTCAGTATCTCTTCTTACTATAACTTCTAATCCATTTTTAGGTGAACCATCAGATTCGCATACATTAGTGTTTACAGTTCCTGTTGAACTGTCAAATGTAACTGTTCTTGTTCCTGTTGTCTGATAACTGGGTATAGTAAAGTTATCTACTACTACACCATCGACTTCGACAACGACTTCAGAAGCAGTAAAAGTTGGAAATGAGTAGTTAAAAGTCTTATTTGACCCATTCCCAGTATAAGGTTGAAAAGTTGTTGTTGCCATTTATTTGTACATATTGAGAATGGTTGTTGTGTCTCTCATTTTTATAACTTTTGCACGTTTTGCTTCCTTCTGTTCTTTCATAAGTTCTTGAACGTCTGGACGTGACATGATACTTGCCCATGCTTTTTTACGTGCTTGCTGAAATAGCTGGTCAATTTTACCATTGTGCCAATAATTTCTAGCGTCGTACTGAGCCCGTTTACCATCCCGTATATCTTTGTTCATTTGCTCAAGAGATGCGATAGCTCTTGGATCTACAGCTAGTTTATCTAACTGTCTTTCTAAGTTCTGATCTCCTATAGCCTTTTGAAACTGTGATCTAATTGCCGGTTGGTCTGTAAGGTTTGTACTGTCGGGTGCGTAGTATGTAGATAATCGTAAATCGTATCCGCTTTCAAATAAAAATTGTCTGCCTACACTCTGTGTCAAGTTTAATGATATAGGACTTACTGAGTTAAATACTCGAGTCATAAAATCATATGGCTTGATAGGACTACCATTTAGCATATCATACTTAATGGGCAAGTCTTCACCGGGTAAAGCTTCAAATAATAAGTTACGGTTACGTATTGATTGATCTATACCAGAGCCTATTTCACGCATGTGTGGTGTAAATAACTTACCCATTTCATTACGTAAACCAGCTAGTGGTAATTGATTGTTCATTAGGCTAGCAAGTATTCGTTCTCCTTGACCGGGGCGACCAGCGAATAGATCTACAAATGACTGTATACCAGCTAAGTATGACTTACTGGATATAGCTTGTGCTACAACTAATGATATTTTTTGTAATTCTCTTTCTGTCCATTCTTCTCCCATAAGTTCACTTGCATCACCTACATCAGCGATTGTTGACATTATGAGGTTAAAGGGTTCTATAGGATCGTATCCTACTCTTACGCCAGCTAGTTCTATAGTTCTAGGCATGTACCCAGCATCTATCCAACCCTGACGCTTTTGTCTGTCAGCTGGTCCATTACCAGTTACCTTACCATTCATCCATGCCTGTGCTGCTAAAAATGTAACAGCTGCACCTATGCCTAGTCTACCTGTTTGTAACGCCTGAGCGTTCTGTAATTCTGTTAGGTTTGTAATACCATACTTAGCTACAGAATCTAAGTTATTAGGATTAGCAAAAGCTATATCGTTAAACTCTTTGACTAAGAAGTTAAAACCGGGTGTATGCTTACCTGTTAGTGCAAGTCCGTTTACACCAGTTCTAGCAAACAAAAAGAAAGGTCTAGCTAGAGGTGTAGATGAAAACACATCGTTTAGTCCCTTTGCAAAGCCTGTAAGATCCTGTGTTAGTGTAACTTCTTTACTTGCAAACAGTGTAGCTTCGTCTTTGATGTTACCCGCTGCGTCAAATATCTCACCATAAAAATCATCTTGGTAAGCCTTCATAAGCTGTGGTGTAATCTCAGGTAACTCTATACCAGACCCTTGTAGGTCTAGTACTCTACGCATAGCCTTTTCTCGCATCTTGGCTCTACCTAGCATAAATCTAAAGGTATCGTCAGTTGCTGCCATGAGCTTGGTAGAGTATGAAAATATATTCCAGTTGTTTAGATTACGTAGCATGTTAGTCATAGCAAACGTCACACGATCTCCGTATGTAGCTCGCCCACTATCTTCTGCCCATCTACGTATAACTTCCCAGTTCTCATCACCCTTAGTAAATTCAGCATAACGTGTCTTAATTGTAGACATATCACCTTTCCAGTATGCGTTAAGCTTCGTAAAGAATAACTCAAATGCTTCTGGTATAGATTCATTAAGTGCATTAATGGATGCTAACGATGCTCTGATGGTAGCTGCATCACCTGTAAATGGGTAACGCATTGATGCTCCGAGAGCTGTAGATAATGGTCTAAGGAATGTTGCTGTACCTGTACCGAGTAAGGCTCTGAAAGGTGTCTTAGGTCCACTTAGGACACTATGACTCATCATCTCTTGTAAGCTTCTTATAAGAGCTCCTGTACGGTCTGGAGCAGTTGGGTCTAGTTTACCACCTTTTAGTACGGTTCTTGCCCAGTTGTCAAAGTCATCAAGTGTATTGACGTTTTTCATCATAGAAAAAGCTTCAAACAACGCATTAAGTAGGTCATCATTCGGATCATCTTTAGCTATTTTTAGTATAGATAAGATAGAATCCTTAGTATCTACTACGTCTTGCTTGATTGCTTGCTCTATAGCTGCCTTCTTTTGTCCAGCTTTTAGCTGTCTGAAGGAGTCAGACTTGACAAATCTAGCTTTCTTAGTCTCATACAACGCTGTAAGCATCGTATCTATAATCTGTTTAGCTGGTCCATCTATGTCATCTACGGATACTAGATCCATAATCTCTCTACCAGCTATGCCTGTGTCTCTTAGTTGCTTAAGTAATGTACCTACAACTAAGTCACCTACCACTACGTTCTCAGATGTCCAGATTTCTTGACCATTTACGACATCATTTGTAGCAAATAGCTCTGCAAGATACTCGTCGGGTGTCATATCAAGAGCATTTCTACCCTGTGTGATACGCATGTGACCTTCTATGGCATCTCTCCATGTGTCTACAAGTGCTTTTCTATTGCCTTTTACGAGTTCTAACTCTCTTGCAAACTTATCTGAACTCATCAATCCACGTAAAGTAGTCTCAACAATCTCATCTGTAGTCCCACCTTCGTTAGCTATACGCTCACGTTCTAGTGGTCTAGTGACTGATCCTGTAGAACCATCTTCAGATCCCCACTCGTTACGTGTACGACCTAACTGTTCTCTAGCTGTTTGTGGATCTACCTCTGATACGTGTGCTCCCTGCTGTCTGTCAGCTATAGGAGAGTTTTTATCAGCTCTAAATTCCTCTTCACCTTTACGGATCTGTGCAATACCAGATTCTATTGTCTGGTCTTCTATGTTTTGGTTACGTGCAGCTATCTGTGCTTGCACTTTTCTACCACCTTTACCTACTAAATAGAGTGCACCATCAAATGCAAGACCTATTCCCATACCTTCTACGATGTTTTTTACCTTCATCATAATAGGATGGTCAGTATCCTTAGTAGTTAGTGGTGTATCTGCCCAACCATAGTGTTTAGTTAATGCTCCTAGAGCGTTGTGTCCGTCTGATTCTTTAGATATAAGGTCAGACGCTGCACCAATACCGGCGGCTCTTGTTAAGCTACCAGCTTTTAGTAATGCTGAAGCACCACCAGCTAGTAAGGGTACACCTGTGACGGCTAACCCTTTAGCTGCTGCTACTGTTCCGAGTGCCATACTACCAAAGTGTACAGTGCCTCGCATAAGTTTACCCCACCATGTTTTAGTAACTATGGGATCTTCATAACTTTTGAATGGCTGCCACTCTGGTTCGTAGTAACCTTTTTCTTTTCTTTCTCTCTGCATCTCTCCAGAGATCGCATCTACTGTGCGTTCTGGAAAGGTAGCTAGAGAAGAGGCTGTATCCTGTAAACCACCTGACAAAATAGATTGAGCTTCCTTAGCGTAAGCATTTAATCCCCATCTTTCAGCGGTCCTTGGATCAGCTTGCTCATTTAGAGCTTGGGTTTCTTGAGCCTGTTCTGTTGTTTTAGCTTGAGCCGTAGCTTCATGCTGTATTTGTTGATTATCAAATTCATTGACAAGCTGCTCAGTTTGTTCGACCGCTAACGGATCTAACTCATTGTCTTCCATAATTTATTATATTGTATCTTCCACGAGTGCCTTGGCAACCGCTGGAAGTAAATTATCAAGCTGGTTCATAGGAGGTATGTCACCAACAATCTTTTCAAACTCCTCTCTTTCTGCACGAGGAATGTTTACAAGTCTTCTAAACTGAGGTAAGCCATTTAATGCTTTACCTTGTTGATTCTTGTATCTTAATCGACCTAGTACTATAGCTTTCTGAGTGCCTTCGTCAAACATATCGTCTAACTCAAAAGGCATGCTACCCGAAGATAGTACTTGTAGTAGTCCACTACCAGTCATGTCATACATACCAAAGTCTGTATATCCTCTTTGTATAAGACCTAAAACTTCTCCAACTGTGTGTTCTGTAAGTCGTTTAGGTAACTCTACATACTGACCATTACGGTTTCTGATTGCATCAAAACCTCCATGTTCTTTCTGTGCAGGGTTTTCTATTCTATCTAGAATCCAATCCATATTATTATCAGTAAGTGCACTTCTTATAGTTCTGGAAGATGTGTTCTTATCTGTTAGTAGTCTAGGATTGTTAACACCATCGTATGCTGATTTAGTATCTTCTTTAATAAGTCCTACATTCTCTAGTCTAGTTTTAGCTAGATCGTGTGGATCTAAGTCAGGGTATAGTTGTGATAGTAATTTATAGTACTCTGGTATACTACCTTTTTTATAGTCAGACTTAAAATATGTTTCAGCTTCAGCTAAGTATGGAGCTTCTCCAGCCATAGCTACGTTACTATATATTAAAGTAGGATCTATTTTAAGAGCTGTTCTAGCTACGTTTATATCGTAGGCTCCTGTAGTATTATACTGGTACTCAGGTAGTGCATCAAAATCACCATCCTTAATTCTCTTAAGTACATGCTCTTCAGCTCCACGTTGGGCTACAGCATCTGTTTGGTTTTGATTCTTTAGCTCACCATATTTCTTGATAAATTCTTTATAAGACTGACGTTCCATAGCTTTAAACTTAGGTGTCTGTGCCTTACTAAGATCATTCTCAAATGTATACTTAGCTATGTTTGCTTTTATAAACTCTTTACTATCTGTTTCTATTTCTTTAGGTACACCAGCTAGTGAAGTCTGTTCTACCAGCTTCATGGCTTTTTCTTTTAGTGGTGGGTTTTGTATTGTAGATACATCTTCTAATGTAACTGTGCCACCCTGAGCTGCGACGTGAGCTAATCGTTTAACTTTTTCAAACTCATCTTCGTAGCTATCAGTATATGCTTTTTTTAGTTTTTCTGGATAGTCAGTAGTTTGGAACTTTTCTCTGTAAGATTTAGCTGTGCTTTGCATCCAGTCATAGTCTTTGACACCATCAAAATCATCAATGTTGACACTTTCCCATAAGGATTTTGCACTTTCTAATCTTTCTTCCTGTTCTGCATATCTGCTATTCTGTTGCTTAATCCAGTCTCCACGTATTTCAGCAGATTCTCTAGGAAACTTCTTCTGAAATGTAGTTCTGCTACCATCATTTGCAACGAACTCTTCCTCCAAAAAATCAAGAGTGGTAACATATTCTTCTTTAACTCCTTCTTTTATACTTCCAACCATTTCCTGTCTAGCAAACTTCATACCCTCACCGGGGTAAAGTTCTTCGTAGTAGGCGGCTCTTCTTTTTATATATCCTGTAGGACCAAACAGAGCATCAGCTGCACCGACTTCAGCCTGTGTAGAATCCCATAACTTTATTTTGTTATTAGTATCATAAGCTGATTTAGATTGGGCATCTTGAGTGTTTGCTACATTAAGTAAATAGCTTCTTCTATTTTCTTTGTAAGCTGGTATCCATTTTTTAATTAATAATCTATCTGGTACATCAGGGTATTGTTGTTTTAAATCACGAAGACTAATAGCAGCATGAATATCATAAAACTCTATATAGTCATCATTATTAAGTAAATCATAGTATCCTCTGCCATCAGGTAGTCTTAAAGTACGTTTAGATTCTGCTAATTTAGATGGAAACAGTTGTGTTTCTTTATCTATAGCATTTCGTATATTCTGTTGTGGTGTGGTAATTGATGCAGCTTGTGCTGTATTTACTAACTCAGAGGGTGCACCGTCAGCTTCTAGCCTACCAGCTTCTCCACTAAGTTCGACACCTATTTCATCATTGTATGTATCAGCTTGTTTTTCTAGCTCATCAGTTTCTAAATTCTCACCAACGCCAACTAAACGATTTAACTCATCTCTACCATCAGCAAACTCTTGTCGTTTTTCAAAAAGCTGTTTAGCCTTTGGCATAAAGTTAATAAGCTTGTTAATGTTAGCCATCTTTTGAGAATGAGCTGCATTAAACATTTCTATATTAGCTTTATGAAATGCCTCAGAATCTTTGATAGCTTTATCTATCTCTTTATTCTTGACATCTACTAGAGCTTCTGTAGGCTCTTCTTCTAGATAGTTAGTTTTACTAAGATCAGGAGGACGAGAGCTTGCCCGTCCTAACGATTCAAAATATGATTGGGTCATACTACCTCCACCATCTTAACATCAATTTTATCATAATCTACGTGCATAACACCGTCTATTATTTTAACAGCATCAGGATTAAGTTTACCAACTTCCTGAGCCATAGCTCCACGGTAGCGTGTAGAGTGTCCTGTGTAGTTAAACTCCCATATGTTATGACCTTGTGGTGAGCTGCCTACATATGTTATATTCTCTTTTTCTTTAATGTCAGAATTAGCAGTAGCAATAATACCAGCAACCTGTAAACCAAAGTTTAAGAATGTACTGAATCTATCACTAGGCGGCATCATAACTGGTGCACCATACTCTGGTGTAAAGCCAAGTGTCTTTCTGTTCTTAGCATCCATGCCCTTT